CTTCCATGGCAATACCTCGTTGTTTTTCTTTATGTGAATATTATAAGATCCATCAGTTTCATTGAACAAAATATAAGCTATTTCATGACCTCCATAAACCTGCTGACCTATAGAGTAGTGCATAGCGTCATTTTTGTAATCAGAACCTATACTGATTTTTCTTATAACTGAATCCATTATGCTTCTTCAGTTATTTCAGTGTATTCACCTGTTTCAAGATCAATAGAGATCTTACCGTAAGCCTCCTCTAGAACTTTCTTTTCTTTAGCCAAGCTTTCATTTACTTCTGCTACTTTGTGTAATAGAGCATGTTTTTGTGTTTCTACAACGCCGATTTCAGATACTAAAGCATCTAACTCTTTTTTAATAGAAGTTACTTTTTCTAGTTCTTCTTGTTTAATTTTTGCCATTTGATTTAATTTAAGTTAATTTATGTTTATATAGTTACTCCTCTTCTTCACTATTTACAACAGGCGGTGGCACTTCTGCGTTTCTTGGCCAACCAAAGAAAGAATGTGCTGCTTCATCGCCTGGGTAAACCTCATTAGCACCAAAGTCAATTACTTCAGTACTCATAATGTCATAAGCCCAACCATCGTAATATACAGGTGGAGTTATTTCATGCCCGTCAGGCCCGTAAGTTCCAGGTGTCTTTACGATTTTACCGATGTTAACAACAGCTCTAGTTCCATTGATATACACCATTTGAGTTACACCTTCTTCTGTTACTTCTTCCCAGACGCCTTTGTCTATTAAGGTTTGTTTACCCTCTGCTTCTGTTGTAAAATTTGTTTTATAAATATACATTTTTTATATAATTATGTTGTTAATTGTTGTAGTTCATCGTCTGTAAGAGCTTCGTTGAAAACATAAACGCCTTTTGTTTTGCCGTAAAAAGCATCTGAACCTTGCCCAGCGTTAAAACTTAATGTGTTTAATCCAATTAATGTAAATGTTTGTGTGTGGGTTTTAGCCTCTTGACCGTCTATCCATAACGCAATATCACCTGATTTATATTTTAAAGCAAATTTTGAATAATTTGTAATATCGGTTAATGTCTTGGTGGAATTAACAATATTAGTACCATTAGCATTAATAAATAAATTAATTTGATTTGATGTTGTTCTATATCTTAACATAACTCTATTGTCGCTTGTTCCGTCACTTATTGCAATACCTCTAAAGGTTAAGTCATCAGCTAAAGCAGCTATATCGCAATACAACACTCCTTCTTCTGAATTAAAGTCTTGTGCTGACCCAGAGTTATTACATAATTCTGCGTTTCGAGTTGTAGTAGAGCCATAAGTTGGGATATACGAGGTTGCGTAGCTTCCTTGTTCAAGTTGTGCACCGTAGACAAACAAACTATTCGTACCACTTGAAGAACTACCACTTGATGCTGGATATATTCTTACATAACTTGCAGCGGTGCTATTTACACTCATTGAAATTCTAAACCAACCATTTCCGTAATTAATAATAGATTTATCTGTTATATCACTACCAACTTCTGTTTCTATTGTACCATTAACAATATCAAAGTAAACAGTATTATTTGCAGCAAATAATCTTACAAAATTTGAACTATCTTTTTTTACAAAAGCACTTAATGTTTCATTACCAGTAAACGTTCTTGAAAGCCAAGCGTAACCACCACTTGAATTTTGTGATAATTTAGAACCGCCCAAAACATTTGATGGATTAATTAAATCATCAACAAAAGTTCTTGTCATAGCTGCACCATTCCAAGTAGTTAGATTATTTGAATATGGAAAAAAATTCTCCCCACTAACGGGCTTAACACTATTTAAAAGCCCATTATCGTAAGCTGTTGGTGTTAGTAATATACTTGGCTTTGGGTTTATAGCAGCCATTAGCTTGTCTGTTTCGTTGCTATTCTCGTAATTGTCTGAACGTACAAACATTTCGTTAGTCGCATCAAACTTCTCGTAAGTATCGCCCCAAGCAATATCGTTTACTGCATTACCCCAATTACTTCTATGATATATTTCGTTTGCCATATTAAATCATTATTACTTTTTTAACTCTACCCTCACTTATTGTGTAGGTTGTAGGTATGTTTGTTATTACGTTTGTTGTATCGTCTGCAAATGTTTCTGTGATTTTTACTACTCCGCTTGGTGTTGTAATACTACACACATCTGCATTTCTTGTTGTTGAGCCTGTTGATGTGTTTTTTATATAAGAAGTTTTACTTGTGCTTTGCTCAAGCTGTGCGCCAAAAATGTAAGCGTACTCATCTCCATCAGCATCCCAAGTAGTTTGTGCATCACTTTCATTTAAGAATATCTGTAAACTCGCTGAACTTGTTGCGGCTGTGTTACCTGTTTCGGTAAGTGTACATCTGTACCAGCCATTACCATAATCTTCTATGCTTGACTGCCCACCAGCATCCACAGTACCTACTACACCATTTTGTATATCAAACCAAGCTCTAACTGTACTTGTAGAACCATTAAAGCGAAGTCTGATAAAATTTAGGTTACCTTTTTTCACAAACAAAGAACCAGTTATAGCACCACTTACAATAGAAAAAGTATCGCTATCTAATTGGTGGTTAGCATTAGCGTTTGCAGCTAATAATTTATAAGAAGTTGGCTCTCCAGTTGGTGCTGGTATTGTTGAAGCAGATACACTTGTAGAAGATGGTTGCCACTCGCTAAAATTCTCACTATAAGGCACTAAGTTAGAACTTGATGGCTCTAAAAGTAAATTAGGGCAATTAGAGTTAAACCAATCAAGTCTTGGTATGTCTGCTGCGACCTCTTCAATAAGCCCATCCTTACGTACTCGTGTGGCTACTGTATCCCTATCAAAAGTGAAATCCCCACTACCATCACTTGGCAATACAGAGTAAACCTTTGTGGCTTTTTGTCCGCTTGGTATTAATGCTAAAGTTGGCTTACTCATTCTTTTTGTTTTTTATCGCTTCCTTTTTCAAGGTTTCAATAATATATTTTTTTAGTTTACTAAGGTTTGTTTGTTTTACCTTATATCTCATAGCACCCAGCCTTTATAAGTTGTGTCTGTGTCTGGGTCAATATCCTCGTTTGTGTTACTGTTGTACTCTGGAAACAAGTTATCGTTAAAACTTAGGTAATCTACTAATCTTGTAGAATAGTAGTTGGCGTATTCTCTCGCCTTTGCTACTAAATAATCTACTTCGTTTTTATCTACGTTCTGTGCTGTTTCGCTTGTGTGCTTAAACACCCCACCGTTTTTTATTTGATATGCAGCAAAAGGTATGTAATTCATTTGTGCAAACCATATTAAAGTAGGCTGAACATAAGTGTTTACTAAGCTTAAATAATTACCAGCCAAAGTACCAGCAACAATATCAGCACTTATCTTATTGTAAAGGTCTGTGCCTAACAAATTTTGTATGTCTATTTGTTGTGCTATCTTAATAAATTGTATAAACTTATCTGTGTCTACATTACCATCAATGATAGAGTTTTTTACTAAGTCCGTTCTGTTTATAAATAATGCTGTTGCCATTAGTTCTTAAATCCTATTTTGTTCCAATATTCAGCAGTATAACCTTTATACTTCATATCCTTTGGTGCTACTGGTACTTTCTGTGCGTTTGGTCTGCCCTTTGGATTAAAACCCCTTGACCTTGCTTCTCTTGTAGTTATTTCTGTACCCATTCTTTTACCACCTAACTTTCTAACATAAGTTTTCCTAAACCATTTGTGTTGGCATCTTGCACCACCCTTGTAAAGCCAAATGCTATAAGTGTCGCTTCCATTCTTACCAAAGCCTTTGTTCACTGTTTTTTTAGTCATTGCCATTATGTCCTCTTTACGATACACCTTATTGGCATCAACCATCTTTTTACAGAATGGTCGTGAGTTTGCGCTGTATTTTTGTGGACTGTAAACATATCTTACTAAAAATTCATTGCCTTCTTCTTTTGTTTGTTTGCTTGTTCCATCTTGTTTGCTTCTTCTGTATGGCTTTGCGCTTCCAGTACTCACAAACTCCCATATTTTAGCAAGTGTGCTTTTTTCTTTTTCTTCGGTATTAGGCTTATTAAGGTCTGTTATAACCTCGTCTAAGCCATCTTCTTCTTCATAGTTTACTTCTCGCTCATCCATTAGGTCAAAGTCGCTTAAAAGGTCTGCTTCGTCTTGTCCTAAGTCTATTAAGGCATCTGCTATATCGCTACCTAATTCTTTTGGCAAGTCTTTAGATAACTTTACACCAGTTTCTTCTTCTCTTGTTTCTTCATCCTCTACGTTTTCAAGGTCTGTAAACTCAAGTGGTTGTAAGGTCTTAAAATATAGTTTTAAAGAGATATTATTGTAAGCAAGTATGCTATCAAAGGCATCTATCAAAAGGTGCTGAAATGGTCTAATAACGGTGTTATCCATTAAGACCGATGCAGTTTGTAACTCGTCTGCATTGTTGCCTAAACCAGTACTGTCTTTAATTCCTAAAAGCATAGGAGAAACAATTCGGTGTGCTACCATTATCTTCTTACCACTCTCATCGCTTAAAAACTGGTATTGGTTATGTGCATCACTTAACTGTATTGGCTCTATTGTAGCTTGGCTCTCTGCGTTATCATTAAAGGCAAGTATAAACTTACCAGCATTACTCGACCCGCTAAATTTAGAGTAAATACGGTTTTCTAAGTTTTGGCGTTCCTCTGCGTTTGGTGTACCGTTGTTAAAGTTAATTAACATTGATGGTGCTAAACCATTA